GAATTGTATTGCAAAAGAAATTTATATTCTTCTCCATCAATTGCAAAATTCTTTTCGACCGGTATCTCATCTGCGGTAAATTGTAAGTATTCGCTAATTAATAACATTATCCAAACAATCCTTTAATTATAGATTTCGGTCTTGGCTTCGCTTGCACGGGTTGCTTACCTTTTTGAATTGCCTGACCTGTTGCCGCTGTGGCAATATAGATTTTCTGAAAAGTCAAACTAACATTATAATTATTCCCTACGTCTTGAGATTTGACAAACGAAAGACTGGTAATCAGATAATCAGTATAAACATTATCCTTATATCTTACTTCTAACCTTTCAGCTTTCTTCGCGAATTCGATAAGTAAATCTTTTGCTTGTTCAGCGGTATCATAAGCCAAGTTTATCGGGTTAGTATAATCAAAATCATCATTAGATAAAATGCCATTTACGCTTAATGACTCTGGACTCATATGAGCATGATCTGTAATATTCGAACCGTTTTCTATTTGATTAGTAGATACTTGTATAGAGTATGAATCAGTAATATCCATAGTAGCCGATACGATTACGGTTTTATCACTTGTCGAGATAAGACAATTTCTTTGTCTTAATCTTGAGAGTATCCCGCCGCCTAATCTATCTAATAAAGCCATATTATAATACGATCCCCAGCTCTTGCGCTGCTTCAATACTCGCTTGACGAATAATCTCTTTTATCCGCTCGGACAAATCGGATTGTAAATTTTCGGTAGATTGAATTGTAATATTTACAGCGCCGATAATAGATTGAATTGTAGTTTTCATTGTTGACTGATTGGATGAATTGTTTATGTTTTCATTTGGTATAATAGCGCCGCTTGTCGATGGGGTAAATATTTCAGCGCCTTTTTCGCCAACAAGATAAGTCTTGCCGCTTTCAACTTCGCCACCAGTTGCACGTTGACCTGCGATAGGTAGAACTTGTGTAGTATTTGCTTGAGTAGCATTTTCTTTTTTAGGTGTTTCGATTTCGCCTTTAACTTTTACTTCAGCAGGCTTGCCGCCAAAAATTGTGGAAGCTATTTCTTTTATTGGGTTCATCATTTCGAGAATGTTATCAAAAATCTTTATGATAAAATTACCCATAGTTTTAAATATTCCCATGATACCGTCTCCGATTTTCGAGAATCCGTTAAGGATTAAATCAAAGTTGCCTGTGAAGATTCCTTTAATAATATCCCATACACCGGAAAAAACTTTAGCCATGTCCAGCACAAAGGCAAAAGTTGCTTTAAAAAAATCTTTTACGATTTCCATAATAATATTGAATATTTTTTTAAATTGCGGAACGAGTTTTAAAACTCCATTTACAAGAGAATCCCAAGCAGCTTTTATGGAGTCGATGAAATCCTTTATTGATTTTCTTATTTCTTCTATTTCCTTTTTACTCATGCCCATGCTCTCAAAAAAATCACCCGCTGCCGATTCTTTCCCGCCTGTCGCAAAATAATATAAATCTTCTAAAACCAACACAACGGCAGTTAGTGCTGCCGCTACTGCTGCCCCGATTGCTATATATGGAAGCAGCGGAACGAGTAAAGCACCAAGAGCGGTTAATGCGCCATAAGCCGCTACTGCCAAAGCTTTAAGAGCAGGGAATAATGCTATAGTAATTGCTATTCCCGTAAATATCGCAGCAGTTTTTAAGAGTGCTAGACCTTGCTCTGTTTTTGTTAAGTAGTTTATAAATGTAGATAAATAACTAATTGCCACAAGTAAAACATCGGCAACATATTTTCCAATGAATTCACCAAATTCTGCGATGACTTTTAAAAGAGGCTCGAAAGCTTTATATAATTCCTCTAGCACTACTTGGAATGACTCGCTTGACGTTATCAATTCCATTATGATACTTGCAAAAAACATAAAAACATCTATGGCATTAATCTTTGATATTTCATCTAGCGTTTCGTAGAATGATTCCATGGCAAGGGCGCCACTGTCAGCAGAATCAGAAAAAAACGAAAACGCATTAGACATTGAGTCAAGATTATCTTGAGAATTATTTATATTATCCGCAAGTATGTCAAAGCCTTCGTCTAACTGGTCGACGGCAAATAGTGCGCTACTTGCGTCAAGTTCAAGTTCCCCGTAAAGTAGTCTAGCCGCGTCCATTATTTTTTGTTAGCCCCTTGTTTCGCCTTTTCTATCGCAATTTTTTCTTGCTCGTCTTTTATGTTTAATACAGCGTTAGCCTCTATTATATCGTCTAACGTTGCATTGCAAGCTTCCGTGAATGTTAAAACCTTTCCTAAAATCGGTCTCCAGAAAGACCACTCTAATTCCTCTTTTTCAATTCGTTCCTTCGCTTGTTTTATTTTTTGGCTTAAATTTGTTGTCAACCTTGCCGCGAAAAAAGTTCGGTAAAATCACCTCCCAGGATTCGCTTTCACTCAATGATATATTATCTATATTTGGCTCGAAAGAATGACCCTCAGGGAATACACAATGCTCGAAAGCATAATCAAGAAGCTTCTCGAAATCAAATTCTTTCGTAGAAATATTGACAAGAGTTTGTTTTAATTTCAGCCAAGCACGATTACCAGGGTGCTGTAATTTGTAAAGTTTGCCGTTAACCTCAACGGTTTCGCAATAGAGGCTGACAGCGTTTTTTAAATTCTCAGCCATTTATTAACCTTCTTTTTCCGTAAAGTCAGCCATAAAAATTACCCATTCGCGCATCTGCTCTTCGGCTCCAAGCTCCTTGTTTGGCATTGACTCAATCCATGCTTCACTAGATCCGGCCACATATTTTAGATCCGATTTATTCGAAACTTGAACAGGGAATTTTGCAGCATTTAAAGTTGACTCAATAACTTGCAACTTTTGGTTAAAAGGGCTAGTCTGTTTTAAAGTAAATTTAAGTTTAGCAGTTCTATTGGTAGTAGCTGTTCTACTCACTTCGCCTTGTGCCCCTACGTGCGGAGTATAACGCTCTGGCACACTTCTTTCAATTACTACGCTTGCTCCATCGGCATAGCCGGTGACAATTTGACCGGCAACCGTTACTCGAACTTCTTTTGGATTGTATGTTTGCACCATGGATAATACCTCTTAGCCTTATATTGTAATAATTAAATTCATTCCGATTTCATGAACAGCGCCGGAAAGATAAACTGTAGCATTGACGTTGTTTAAAATCCCCTGTGCTTTATCGGCGCTTGATACTTCGCTTGCATTAGGGACCGTAACCGTAAATTTATAAATACCATCATCGGATAATGCAAGTTCAGCCTCACTAGTTGGATCGACTTTTGCTATGCCTCCGACAAGTGCTATGCCTTTGATAGTGCTTCTGACTGTTGACTCAATTAGCTCGATTCCATCAGGGTCAAATGCGACTTTTGGTTGTCTTACCAAGAGAGTTAATAAATCTTCTTTAATTCTTGCTTCTAAGTAATCTGCAAATACTTCGTCTTCGATGTAAGTGCCGGCTGTAGTTTTTGACTCATTGAGAAAAACCATACCAGCCTGTTGAGTAAAGCACTGACCGTTTGTATCCCTAATCGTTTGTAAGTCGCTTTGTGTATAGCCTACGGGTGATACGTTATTGCCTTCTTTGAATTTCCAAGTCGCAGTCCCAGGTGTATAAGTAGACATTTGCCCTAGAATATTTACGTTAGAATAATCATTTGTGTCATCTAATATATAAATTTCATTTGCATTGTTTCGAGCGGTTAATGCAGTTATATCGCTAGTGCCGCCGACAAATCTTTTTTTATTACTTGCCGCGAAAGTGCCACACTCCCAAAGGTCAGCTTTTGCTTTTGAATCATACACCAAGTAATACCAGTCATTGTAGGATTGAACTAGACTTGCGAGAGTTGCCGTGATTGCATCAGTAGATTCTTTTGAATAAACTTTAAATCTTGCCGGTTTACGCGTATTAGCCAATAAAGAACTAGCCATTTTATATTCGTGATCATCGACAGTGTAAATGTCAAGCATAGCCGAAAGAGTTGTAAAAGTTCTATAAACTCCTGCTTTGCTATTAACTGTGTCAAGTGCCAAAGGAGTTGAGGCTAATGCAGATACAACTCCACCGCCTGTAGATACAAGAGTTAGTGTTAAAATACCGGTTACGTTAGATACTAAGTCAGCAGCAGTTTTAACTTGCAAGGCTGTCGCTGTCGCTACTCCCGAGCCGTTAGTGGCAACAGTGACAGTAATAATATAAGGGCTAATACTTGTCCCGCTTCCTGTTCGTGCCACGGCTAATGGAGTATTATTTCCACTAACTACATAAACAACCTCGACAATTTTACCCGTCTTAGTAGTCCAAATAATACCGCTTGTTCCGCTGCCTACAGTCAAAGTATATTGCTTTATATTGTTTGCAAAAATAAGCACGTTAGAAAAATTTTCTCTAACTGCTGCTCTTAGGAGTTTTGTGATACTTATAATCACGTCATTAATAAAATTTACCATTAGCCTGTAACCTCATAATTTGATTCTTTTGTTATAATTTCATTTGTCGTTTCGATAGCCCCCGCAACTTTTTCGATTGAGTTGTAGGTATTGGTATTTGCTTTACTTGCTCTAAGAATAAAATCAAACCCGAAACGATATTCATAATTTGATTCTAAAAAAATTGTCCTGTCTTGAATATTAGTAAGTCCTAATATTATTGACATATTTAATTCTTTCGCTTTTAAATTCAATGCATCGCTCTTGAGAGCATTCCATAGAATTTCTGTTTTTGTTTTCACTTCATCGTGATCTTTTGAAAATACATTTACGCTTATTGTCGTTTCGCTTGTTTCAAATTCGCTTACAGTTACAATTTTGCTTGTAGGATTATAAGAACGAGTTTTTATATTTGATACCCAAGGCTCGACGTTGGTTGACAACTCTTTGTAAGTTGCATATGGATACACTGGCATCTTTACCATTTGCTCCGCGCGTAATATTGTTATACCGCTTGATGTATTCCATTGAGTGATAAAAAGTTTTAAGTTTGTATCGCTTATCATTGGATAACCTTCTTGCAATAGTAGACAACAAAACTTGCCTCGAAATATCTATTATCTGTGGACATTATTTTAAATCTTCCAAAGTCGGTATCAAGAAGAGACTCATTTGGAAGCAAATCAGAAGTATCCTTACAGTAAGCCTTTCGGTCGAACTTGTCATAAAGCCCATTAGGCATTGTCTGTAATTCTTTTTGGCTAATTGGCAATACTGCCATTTGTTTAGTAGATGAAGTGTAGGCTGAGTCCGTAGCCTCGCCATTGCTTGCAATCGTTTCGCCTGTATATTTTAAACATGTTACTGCTCTTAGGTGCCGGTCGATAGCTGCGGTTACATTGGATAGTATAGGCATTAATCTACAACCTCATAAGCGATTGAACGAACGAGTCTACCACTATCTACAAGAATGCCTTTACCCTTGCCTTTTCTTTCGATTGTGACAGGATGATTTTCAGGCTCTTTCATATCCCTAATCGTTCGCCTAACGTTCGCCACATACTGCAAGCCGATTAAATCAAGAAGAGTTTCTGGATCACGTTTGCCATTTAAAACTTGCTCGAATGGATTTTGCAATTTCTTTCTCAATTCTTGGTAATAAAGTTTATTATCGAAAGTGTTTCTTATGTAACTTCTTTCAGGGATAATAATATGAGTCGTTTCATTTTTAACATGAATACCGATCCAATGCAAAAACTTTCGCATTTTATCGGTAATAGCAATATTAGCCCCGTATTCATTAGCCGCCGCATATGTTAAAAGTTTTGAATCGCTTTCGCCAACTATACCAATTTTTACTTTCTTCTTGTCTAGTTGTTTAAGTCTTTCTCTGAGGTCATAATTGATTGTAGATTTAACAGGCAAACAATGACCCCCTTACATGGATTAAAAGTCTTTCGAATTGTGCTGCGTAAAATGTGGCAGAGCCAATTGCAATATTTGAATCGAGTCCGACACTTACATCGCCAATGGATTCTGAGTTAATTTCGTTTGGGATACTACCGGTTGACTCTAGCGTATCATATGTCTTGAGTCTTTGCAATTGCGAAAAATAGTCGTTATCCTCTGCAATTCCAAACCCTTTTACTATCAATTTGGCATCGTCTAAGTGCAACTGTATTTGAGTATCGGACAAAGAATCTAATCTTGTTCCTTGCCCGTCTCTTATTTGTTGCACTGTAGCTAACAATTTACCGCTCTTAAATGTCGCGACCGATATAAACAGACTGAGGTCTACGAGCAAGAAGAGACCCGCCTTTGTAAGTCAATAGGAACTCGTTAGAGCCATACTTATTGTTTCTCTCTTGAGTGACAGTGATGTCTCTCATTTGAGGAATACTTACATTTTGTATATCCTTTTCGTAAACCATGAAGATACTTGTTCCTGCGTTCGTGTCATAAGTCGGTGCGATTTGGTTATACGCAGGCTCGAATTCTGGCACAGTGATAATTTCAGGAATAAGGGATTTTAATTTTTCAATCACAGGAGTGGAGTCATAAACTGACCACGCTTTCATAAGCGTTACTTCTGTTGACGGGCTAATTGCCATTGTCCTCGGATTGTAAAGCCCGCCATGTCTTGCTGTTTTGTATGCAAGTAATACATCGGCTTGGATTTCGAGTCCTGTTTTATTTTCCCATTTCTTTTTGGCTGTCGCGTTAGCTCCAGTCGCTCCCTCGGCTACTGCCACAGGGGTAATTTGAGGGTGATTAAATAAGCCCTTAGAATTGATAGGAGCATAACCTTTAAGGCTAATACTGTTTATCCACTCATGGATAAGTTTACGCCCGTAGGTTGCCTTTTCGAACTCTAGATTAATTTGCCCGCGTGAATAAGCTCCACCATTTGCATTGATAAAATTATTTTCATCAAGCTCTTCATCGGAGTAGTTAAACTCTGTAGAAATAAAGAATGGCTTAAACAATACAGAATCCAAACTCATGGTCTGGTCGGTAGTATCTTTGCTTGTCGGAGGCTGTGATGTTACTGTCGCTGTTCCTTGCTTCAAAAGAATGTCGTATTGGTAAGCTTGCCCGATAGGGTTAAACTGTTCAATTGGGAATAGCTTGTCATATGATAACTCAAATTCTTTTGGCTTATAAATTGTTGACTCAATAATTTTTAGAGTCGATTGTCTTGTAATTCCGTTAATAGGCATTTTTTATGCTCCTCTTATGTTAAGTTGTCTAAAACTAATTTGATTGAATCGGGAAGAAAAACGATATTAGGCGCAATAAAATGAGCCCCTTCGACTACTGCTGTCTTATCTTCGTCTGCCGTTTTTGTAAATCTGCCAGGAACTTTTGCAGCATCCGAGCCATTAACTACGAGCCTAACTCTAACTGTGTCGGCTTCTGTAATCGCTTCCTCGACGTCTACTACATAGTAACCGCTCTTTCCGCCTAATACTTGATCGTATTGCGAATAATTTTCGTTATCCAAATCGCTTGCATTGGTTTGATATTGTGCGACTCTTAAAGATTGCGTTGCATTGATAAGAGCTAAGTCAGCCAATGCCAAGGCAATACCGGCACCTGCTTTTCTTTGGAATGCTTGCCCGAATTTTAATGTAGCGCCTGCCGGAATAGAATCCTTGATAGCCGCCGCATAAGCTTTCGCTTCTCTACCAACTAATTGATCGGCGCTTGTGTTTACTGTTGCGTAATCTGCAATATAATCAGCCATAATTATTTAATACCTCTTTTGAAAAAATTCTGTTTTGCTTCTTCTAGGATTTTGTCGGCTGTGTCTAGTGTCAATTTGCCGCTTGTATCCTCATCATGTTTTGCGCTTGTATTCTTTGCAACTTCACAAGCTGCGTCGTAAGTAATTCTAAGAACGTTAGTCTCCATAGCATCAAGTTTTTCTTTTGTGTAGCTTGGAAGGAATTTAGAAATAAAAGCCTTTCTGACTTCGATAGGATTCATAGAGTCAACTTTCACGCCGAAATTTTCTGCATTACGGATGACTAGCATACTATCAGCTACTGCCGCTTCGACGCTTGGTGCTGCTGCTGCTTTCACTTGATATGCTTCGATTACCGCTTTTTGTGCGTCAATTAAGGCTATTAGTTCTTCGATTGAGTTTACGCCAAATTTGCCTTGCAAGATAGTCATAATTGCATTAAGTTTTTTTGCATCTTCAGCAATCATAGCCGCGTCAATTGGTTTAGGAGCATCGGGCAAATCTGCTGCCGGGGTTGTAGTTGCATCCATAGGAGCGTCTTCATCTTTTTTAACTGTGGATAATACCGCTTTGTCGATAATTGCTTTGTCGATTGAATAATCTTTGTTATCTACTCGCCAAGTAATTTTAGGTGATTTAGTTTCTGTCATTGTATTTGTAGCCTCTTGCATGATAGCATAGTCTTTGTTGGAATCTAGTATTGTCCTGCACTCTTCGCCTGCTCTGCCTTTTTCGACGTGAGCTATATGATTGATCCGAATATCTCTTTGGATACAGTCATATTTTTCTCCGTTATATTCTCCAGAAGTCCAATCTGTCTTTTGCTCAAAACCAATTGACACTTGTATTTGTTCGCCCGATAAGATTCTTTTTTGTAGGTCTGAATCGAAAACTTTTTCAAGTCCTGACAAAAATAATCCGTCTTGTTTGACGTTAAACACATTGCCTTTTACGAGTTTTGAATAATTGCTTGAATTGACTAAACCGGAATCTTGGTTTATATCGGGGTGATTGTCAGTGATAACAGCGCCGTTTGCAGAATCAATTGTTGCTTGAGAAAATATTTCTTCTGGCAATTTTGCTTCTTTGACTAATCGACCGTCACTATACAAATATGGGTAGACACCTGCTTTGGTTAAATTAACTTTTGCAGTAAGCATACCATTGTCGAATTTGACGTTTGACAGAGTTGCATTATCAATTCTATATTCCACGAGTCAATAATGGGATGTGGAATATGAGTTGTAAATTAATTTAGTATAGAGGGCAATAGCTATTACATGCTAATGAATAGTATTACGTTATTTTTTTGGCTTAAACAAATAAGATACATCAATAATAATTTCATCCTTATTATCTTTATCACTTGAATGATAATTTTTAGGGAATGATAATTTATCTCCTATGTATTTTCTAGATAATTTTATTTCTAGGCTCATTTTTATTTTTTATTAACTCTTTTATTTTCTCAGGCTCATACCTAACTATCCTATTCGTCAATTGTATAGAGTCAATTTTTAATTTGCGAAAAGTGCGGGTGTCTGTAATTTTAAAAATTTGCATGACTTCGCGTTCGGTAAGCAGGCAATCAATATTTGAGATAGTTGTAATTTTCATTATTCCCTGTAATTATCATAAATTTCAATTGTATTTTCATATATTATAACTTGCTTATATTGTTTTACAAATTCCATAAGCTCATCTATTGAATTAATTTCTTTAAAAACCTTTTTGTCTTTTTTAGAATATCTTTCATAGCCTTTTAGATTTGCGTGTGATTCTGTTTTAAATTCAAAACCAATAGTCTTTAATTTATCAGAATCTTCTTTGTCGTAATCCCATGAGGTTGTAGTTATTTCAAATTTCATAAAATTAAAACACCGGCTCTTTCCAACATCTACAATTAATATCATCGCCCGGGAACCTAGAATCAGGAAAATCTAACAAGCCAAGAGCGCCGGTAACGTTATCAAATTCTTTGCCGTCCACATTTTTATGTGTGTCACGAACTCTTTCATCCCCCATAGTAACCCAAATAAATCTAGAAACACCTGCCTTTTGCTCTTTCTCGGTTTGCACAGCATTGGCAAATTTTATTACTTGGTCCCGCGCAATTCTTTTTAAGCCTGCTTCTCCTCTGTCGATTGTCTTACTTACCTTATCAATTATTTCATCGGTTGTTTTGCCAGAATAATATGCATCGCGTATAACGTCTTGTAACTCAAGGGCTTTCTCTTTTTTAATATCCTTAACTTTTAGCGCATTCTCAAGGGCTTTTTGCTTCAATGCATTTTCATCGGCAACATTTACAACTTTGGGCTTATTCAATGTTATCCCCAACTCATTGACTTTGTATTTTGTTTTTACAATCCCATTTTCATTGACTAAAAATTTTTCTAGAGGCTGATAAACCATCTTAGGTTGCCCGTTTATGGTTGCCATTTGTTTCGGTCTAATATCTGTTAGCTTCTTAGACCGTTCATTTATTGACTCGTTAAATTTAGATGATACCCAGTTATCTAAAAGTTTAAAGTTGCCTACAAGATTACCAAGCAGTTTATCTTGATTATCCGAATAAGCGAATTCATAATTGAATATTTTCTTGCCTAAGTATCCCATGAGGTTCATAAAAGAATCTTGCTTAACGTCACGCTGTTTAAGTAGCTCATCTTTTTTAAGATTCACAATTAGCTCATTCAAAACTTCTTGCATCTCTTCGCGGTAATCATCACGAAGAGTTTTAAAAAATTCTTTTTCTAACTGAATGGGATACTTATTTTTCAACCAAATAATCCTTTTATATTTTTTCTCGTGCTTGCCCCTGTATGCAAAAGTATACAGGCATTATGCGCTCTATGCCCTTTGTATAATTTATTTTCGGCAACAGGTATTTTTTGTTTGCACTCGAAACAAGTTTCTAACCAATACTCGCCTTTATAATTTAGGTCAATTGGCATATGTATATTATCTTGTTCTAGTTCTTCATCGGTATACTCAAAGTTTGTTTTAAAACTAATTTCTATATTGTTATTCATTAGGCTTCTCCGTTTCAAAGTCTCCTTGTGGATAATCGTAATTATCTTCTGGATACCGTAGCTTAGCAATTTGCTGAGGGCTTGCAATACTTTTATCAATTTCCATTGCATCTGATTGAGCATTTTTCAATCTAATGTCAGCTTTAGTATTATCATCAAGAGTAAAAATATCTTCCCACTCAATTTCGTATTCTACGCCTTGGTATTGTCTAAATGAATCTTGTTTAAGAATAATGTCGATTATTCGCTTTATTTTTGGCGCCTCTTCTAGCTCTTGTTTTTTAACTAGGCTCGAATAATAATTAAGTGACTGTGGATTATTTGCAAGACTGATTACCCCTTTGGATTGACCAAGAAATATTTCTACAGGGATACCTTCGATACTGCAAAAAGTTGTATTTAGATAATCCATGATTTCTTTAAATCCCGTAATCGTTAAGTTTTGTTTTTCGAATGATTCAGTCTCTCCAATTACGATAGCCGATTGGCTACTTAAAACTTTGCGTAACATATTTATAGTAGATCTTATAATACTTGCACCGCCTTCTTTTTGAAGCGAGCTAGACTTATATACTTTTAGTTGTGCCTCGTAAATCATGTTAATGGCTGACCATGCTGAGATAAAAAGCCCGTTACCTATCATTGCAAGATTGGATACTCGCGATAAGCCACATCCATAAGTAGGCTGAAAATTGTTCACGCTCCAAAGAAATCTAGACTCATCTATTCTGTGCCCGTCCATTTGGATTGAGACTTTATTATAATTTCTGTCTGTAGGCATATTTTGATTTACTGACACATTAAAATATTCAGAAGGGACAACGTTTATTTTATCTAAACATTTTATTTCTTGTGGCATTGGCTTAGACAGTTCGCCCCCTGCTTGGATCGGATACTTGCTAATATCTGCATCTACAAGAAAATATAACAAACCGCCGTTTGCATAAATGCGCTCGTATTTTTTTAATTGCACAAGCGACTCTTTTAATTTCAGCCTTTCGATTTCTGCGTTGATCGCATGTTCAAACTGTTCATTCTCTGATTCGACCTCGAAACCTTGTTGGTAAATATCTTCAGGGATTAAATCAATTACGGTTTGTATTTGCGGAATACCTAAATAAATATTTAGTAGCTCCCTTTCTGTATACTCATTAAATGTTGGCTGTGTGTATGTGAGTTTGTCGAGGCTCGTTCCCATACCCGTAAGTGAGGATTTAAGCCCGTCAAATCTTGCCTGTATTTCTTTGTTTAAAGTAGCCGATACTTGTCTATTCATATGATTCCTTGTTATGCATATATCTCATTCCAGACTTTAGCTATGTCGGCAGGCTTGTCAAGAACTAATATACAGGCATAGGCCAAACAATCCACAAGGTCATCATGCTTGCCATTTGGGAATTCGAGTAATTGTTTTTCGAGTGTAGAGAATCCATTTTTAAACCAAACTAAGCCGTTTTTAAAATGGACTTGCAATGGCTCCGCCCGATAGATTTTGTTTCCATCAGCAGTTAGAGGCATAACGGGTATTCCTCGGCTTGCTGCATTCTGGATAATATTTAAGCCGAAGATTTTCTTCTCCACTGCTTGATAAATTGGATCCCACTTATTGCGGAGACTAGTCATAATGTCATCATGAGTCGTAGTCAGTGCCTGCTCATTAAAAGTATCCAACACAATTATATTATTCGCATGTATAGCAAACGTTATGCAAGCGAAGTCATCGGCTGTTTG